TTCTACCGTACCGTTCTCCAATCGACAATAGAGTACACCGTTACTTTCCAGACTTCTTTGTAAAATACAAAGATAAAAACGGAAAAACCAGAGTTATGGTGGTTGAAATCAAACCATTAAAGGACCTGAAAGAACCAGACCCAAATCCTAAAAGAAGGACCAAATCTTGGGTTTACAGTGTCAAGACTTGGGCTATTAACCAAGCAAAATGGAAAGCAGCAAAAGAGTGGTGTGCAGATCGAAAGTATGAATTTAGGATTTTAACGGAAAAAGAATTGGGGATTACTCTAAAATGATAAATGACCACAATGAAGACGAACAAATCTTCTATACAATAGAAGTACCATATGAATCTGTTCGTCTTTTATACCATTGTGTAACAGAAACAATCAGGACATGGCCTGGTTCACCCGCAAGACCAGCAGAAGAACAAGAACATTTAAAAGTTTTAAGAGATAACCTATATAGAGCAGTATTAGACTATAGCTTTAACTTTACAGAGGCTGACAAGAAAGATAAGGATGGCTGAATCATTTGGTATAGCAGAAGCAGTACAGGCAAAGGCAGGTAAAAAATTCAGAAGTGGTAATTGGTATACCGATGCCCTCATGAATGAATTATCACCACTACAAAGTAAAAATATTCATGAATTTGATACAAGATTCATTGTGCCTGGTGACCTAGTATTTTTTCTTTATTCTGCTAAATATCCAGATAAGTATCCATTTTGGGATAGACACCCATTATCTTTTATTATTGACGTAAGTCCCAGAACAGGGCATTTTACAGGACTTAATGTCCATTATCTAAATCCCCAGTATCGAGGAGGATTTGTGAGATCCCTCATAAATAAAACAGGTATCGCAAACCCACCAAAGAAAACAATACATAAGTATCTCTTTAGTGGTGTTATGACTGAATTATTTAAAGTCCCACAAGGTGACTGGGTTGACGTTTCATTATTACCAACTGAACAGTTTGTTAATAAACTTGGTAAAAAAGTTCCGAAATACAGAGTCTGGGATTCACCATAATGGCACTACAAGATATAACTAAAGTAAAACCAGACGGTACTACTGATCCAATATATGAGCAAGATATTAATGTACCTGGATTAGGAACAAGGAAAAGGAAATATGGGACAAGATATGACCCCGACACTGGTGATTATGTAGTACAACATTACGAAATTGGATATACTCTTCTTGGACAACCCTATGTTGTTTGGCAGAATGATGTCCTTTATAAAAATGGAACTTGGTATAAGATTGCAACTCAGGATGTAATGTTATTTGACCAAGCCACAAAAAAAGAAACTGTTGGTGCAACACAGTTAACAGATAAAGTTAAAACTCAAGTAAGCAATGCACATAAAGGTGCTGGTGGCAATGCTGGTGGTTATACTGTTCACCCTAGTGTTAATACTAGGGGACAACCATCACCAGCCAATGGTGGGGTATATAATCCAAATCAAACACCAACTGTAGTTTTAACTGGTCCATTAGCAAACTTGGGAGAAGCATCAGCAGCACAGTTCCCTAGTGCTAATGAGCAGGATTTATTTGGTGAATCTGCACGAGCAAGCAGATTGCTCTATTATCCATCAACAATACTAGAAACTCTGCAAGACCATTTAAAAATCACACAATATAATTATAAGGCACCATATAGAGATGCAATTTTTCCAAAAGATGCAAATGGAAAAACTACGATGCCTTCCCCTGGAAAAATTCTTATAGAAGGTCTACAAAGAACAACTGCCAAAAAGGAACAAGTAGGAAAACCAGTCATACTTCCTATACCAGAAGGAATCTCAGATCTCAATCAGGCAACTTGGGGTCCAGAGGGAATGAATAATATGTCTGCTGCCGTTCTGGCAGCAATGATGAAAAATGTAAACTTTACTGGTGGTGCATTGGCAGCAACTGCTGTCACAGAAATGGTTACTGGTGCAAATGCAATGCCTCTTGCAACTATGATTTCAATTTTAAATAATGCATCTAAAGAACCAGGTGCCGCCAATAACACAAACCTACAAGCACAGATTCAGGCACAAATTGCATCGATGGCTGCACAAAAAGCAGGATTTGATATTTCACCAGAAACAATTTTGTCTAGAGGACATGGAATGATTCCAAACCAAAATTTAGAATTACTTTTCCAAAATGTCCTCCTTAGAGAATTTAACTTTGGATTTAAGTTGTCACCAAGGAGTAAAGATGAAGCATTATCATGCAGAAGAATCATAAGATTCTTTAAGCAAGGTATGGCAGCAAGAGTTGCTTCGCAGGGAGTATCTGCTGATGATTCACAGATATCTGCATCATCTGGGTCTTCTTCACTATTCCTTGGTAGTCCTAATGTGTTTCAATTAGAATATATTCATGGACCTACTGGAGAACACATCGAGGGATTAAATAGATTTAAGATGTGTGCATTAAAGAGTATGGCGATGGACTATTCTTCTGGTGGAATGTACCAATCATTTGAAGATGGACAACCAGCACATATGACAATGACATTAAGTTTTCAAGAACTTGAACCTGTATATCATAGTGATTATAGTAGAAAGTCAATTGCGAACAGAGATACTACAGGAGTACAAGTTATGGATGACGAAATCGGGTACTAAAAATGGGATTTTATTTTAGAGAGTTACCAAACTTACAGTATAGTGCTTCTTTTAAAAATAAAAGAAACATTGATGAGTTTAGTCTGGCAAAAAATATTTTTAGAAGACCCGTTTTAAGGGATGATATTAACAACTCAGTTACGGCATTTACTCAATATGAGATAAGAGATAATGAAAGACCAGATCAAATCTCTAATAAATTTTATGGAACACCAGAAAATGAGTGGATTATCCTCTTGGTCAATAATATCACTGATGTTAATAATGAATGGCCATTAGATAATGAATCCCTTTACAGATACATGCTAGATAAGTATGGTTCTGAAGAAAAACTCAGTGAAATTCATCATTATGAAACTAAAGAATATAGAGATGAGCATGATAGACTAATTATTAAAGAGGGAGTTCAAATTGACCCTCCAAAATCACAAATTATTGAAACAAATCCAACTACAAACAGTTATAGATTAAACGAATTTCCAAGTTCAAAGGGAAATACGATTATTTCTATTAATATGAATCAAAGAATTGAAATAATTGGTAGAGATTTAAGAGCATTTTATAATATCACTGATATTCAAACGAATGTGTCAAAATTAAAGGTACTAAATCCTGATGGTGAAGGTATTACTGATATTAATGTGTTAAATAGTTTATCAAATTGGCCTTCTGGATGGGGTGGAACTCTTGCAGTAGGTTTAAGAGATGGTAGTGAGTTTTCAATGACGGTTGAAGACGTAATATTAGATAATAAAGTGAAAGTACCAGAAAGACTTTTTGAAATTACAGGTACATTAGACGAAAAAGGTGTAGTTCAACCAACTTTCAACTTTACTAACGAGATTCCAGCATGACTTCTAGTTTTCCACGTCCAGGTATGAAAGTTTTTATTGAGTCTGATGCTCAGATTCTAGAATTCTTAGATACTAATAATACTGTCCAAACAATTAAAAATGTGAATACTCCTGTGTCAAATTATGATTACGAAGTGAAAGAAAATGAAAAAAAGAGAAGTATTCAGATTTTAAATCCAGAGTTTATAAGTCTTGTTGAAACTGATATCAGAGATATGATGAAATATAGTAGGTCTTCACAATTCTTAGATTCTAATACGAAACGAGCATACAACCCAAGAACAAGTAAGTAGCAAAAAACCCCCAAATCCTGACAGAGCAAAAATTTGGGGGCATTTTTTTTGGACCTTTTTTGTAATTAAAGGTCGATTTTGGAATCAGGACTCCGCAAGCTTCTGGAAGTAACTCAGTGCGTCATCCTCATCCTCGTCGTCGGAGGACGAAGGACTTGGGGTGATGTCTGGGGCATTGAAGTCCGCAGAGGGCATTGAGGGGGCAGGAGCAGTGCTCTCAGAGAAGTCACCACGACGTTCCCGTTCCCACTGTGCTTCTTCTTCAACGGTCTCCTGGTCTTGCATCTTAGGTGTACCACGAAGACCGAGAGTGAAGTCAAGACGCTTCTTCAGGTCTTCATATGACTTGAACTCAGAGGGAGCAACGAATGCTTGCAAGTCATGCAGGTCATTGTAGAGACTTTCCAGTTCATCATCATCACCCTCAAGCAATGCAGATGGACGTGCGAACTCAGAAGAATCATAGTTCCAGTAACCTGCAACCTTCTTCAGTTTCAGTTTGAAGTTAGCACCCTCCCAGAAGTCAAAGGGGTTGATGGGTTCATCATCATCAAACTCAGGTTGCATAGCACCCATAATCTTGTCAAAGATTTTCTTACCAAACTTATAGAGGAAGACTTTACCTTCGTTCTGAGGATTGGCAGGGTCTTTTACAACGTAGATGTTTGCGTAGTAAGACAGTTTACGCTTTTGCTTACGTGCTTCTTCCTTATCTGCATCACTACCAGAGTTCCAAAGAACACGGTTCTTTTCGCAAACAGGACAGGTTCCACCGACAGTGGTGAGGCAGTTGTCAATCAACCAACCACCAGGTCCTTGGAAAGCATGAGACCAGACTTGTACCCAAGGCAGTTCACTACCTTCTGGTGCGGGCAGGAAACGAATCACTGCGGAACCAACTCCGCTCTTATCCATGACAGGTTTCCAGAAACGGTCATCATCTTTGTTAGAACCGTTAGAATTCATTTTTTCTACTTGCTTCACCAGTTTTTCGGTGAGGCTCCCCATGCGGGATTGTTTTTTGAGGTCAGCAAAACCCATTCGTATTCTCCGTATTGATTGTATTAGATGTGTGTGTCGTATTGACCTACTAAGTATAGCAGGTTTGGGGGTCAGTCGTCAAGGGTACTCTCAAGATAGTCTATCTGAGACTGCATGAGTTCAAAGAACTCGTTGATGCCTTGACCCTCCTGGAGACCAAATAATTTAGCAGAATCAAGAATGCGTTCTTTCATTTCAACTGCTTCAGGGTCATCCGACAAAGACAACCTGAAGATGAAGAGTTTTTGTTTTTCTAGAAACTCCCTCATCAAATCTAGTTGTTCACGTTTTGCATCTTCCTCAGCAAAAGGAAGTGTCATAACAGACTCAAAGAGTTCTTTTTGAAGTTTGTCGAGTTCCGCTACGGATTCTCTTACCACTTCGGAATCGAAAAATTCTCCACTCATAACACGATTTCTTTTAAGATTTGCTTACATTTGTTCTCGTTAATATTTAGGAAAGGTTTGTACTTTTTTATCTTTGTACTTACGGTTTCCCACACAGGGTCTGACTCCATTTTTTTATCAAACCTCTTTGTATACCCAAGAATAATATCTAGGATAACCATTGTCTCTATAGTAATTGCATTCTGTAAATGCTTTTTGAGTATGTCTGGGTGTTGATTCTTTTTACACTCAAACATAGAGTCAAAATTACCAGACAAAAAAACCTCACTCTCTGTCTTAAACATGTAAGTGAGGCTTTGAATTCGTTTTTGCCAATTAGTATAGTTTTCTTCACCACTGGCAATTATTTCCCCAATCCATAGTTTACTGGGGTCGGTGCATTGTATAAAGTTGGCAACAAAATATGCCTTGATTTCATCATCACTCTTTTGACGAGACATCTTCTCAAAAAAGTATCGGTCCTTCCGTTTATGAAAGGACTGAACAGATGCTCTAGACCTACCACAATACTTGAAGTAATCGTAGTTGGGTTTTGTAAAGTGATTCTTTATAGCAAGATAAGTTTTGTAGCAATCAAAAGGTGTCACTTTCAAAATTTCAAAGTTGCTCTACTAGTTTTCTTTAAGAAGTTAAGTTGAATTGCTTCGCACTTAAGTTTTTCTTTTAGTGGTTTGGAAATTAACTTAGGTACAGTTTCAATCTCAATATTCTTTTCTTCACAATACGTGATGATAGCATCAATGTAAGTGATTTTAGATGTCTTCACAATATATTCGATGTCCTGTGCAAACCGTTGAGGACATAGAAACTTATCTTTAATAGCATCTTTTATGTTATTTTGCATATTAAGAAGTTCTACTGTTAACAAATTCTCTAATATATTGGACGAGCAATCTGATGTACTTTTCTTTGTCATACTTTTCATAGACGACGCATTCTCCATTTTCACATGCCATTAAAATTACGAACTTTTTGACTGAGATACCAGTCATTTCATGAAGCATACATGCATATGCACAACACTGCACGAAGTAGTGTTCAATCCACTCTTCTGGTTTAGGTTTTTTGGAAGTTTTGAAGTCAATGATTGCTAATTCACCGTTGTACTCAGCAATACAATCAACAGTTCCTGCAATCCCTAGATACCGACTAAACAGAGAACCTTCTAAAGCATGGATATTATTTATATTATCTAGCTCTGGTTTGGCAATCTTGAATAAAAATTCAGATAGTGGTTGAACTTTGGGTAGTTCTGGAATATTCAGCAGATAGTTCTCAGTCAACGTATGCATGTCAGTTCCACGACTCGTTGCCTGCTTTGTAATCTTATCTGCTTTCTCTACTCCGACCTTTTTTCTCCACTGTGCGAAGAACTCTTTGTTCTTATGACTAGTGACTGAAGTGATAGAGACAAGTTTAACTAACTCATCCCCATCAGGTACTTTGTAGAACCGAACTCCGTCAATGGTTTCTCGTTCCAGACGAGGTAATTTTAAATCGATGTGGTTAAATTCCAAATTAGATTCCTGTTTCCATCTTTGCAACAAGATACTCTTTGACAAGTCCAGAACGGACAATATCATTGATATCAAATTCAATTATATCAAAGGATGGCATTTTTCTCAAGACATCCATGAAGTCACTGATACCATTACGTTCTTTGTCTTTGATAAGGTCAGACTGTCTTCCATCACCACAGAAAACAATTCTACTATTTTCACCAACACGGGTAATAATAGAATCAAGTTCGTGGAAATTCATATTCTGGAATTCATCCACAATAATAATGGAGTTATCCAGAGTAGTTCCTCGAAGGAATGAAGTAGACCAGAACTTGATAGTTTCTTGCTGCTTGAGGTTACCGTAAAGCATCTCAAAGTCAGTTTCAGTTGGCAACTGGAACATATACTTCACCATATTCTTATATGGAATCTGATAAAGTGCTGCTTTGTCATCATGGTCTCCAGGAAGAAAACCAATTTCTCTGGTTGCTACCAAAGAACGGACAATATAAATTTGCTCGTAAGGAGTAATTTCATTCAGAACATCTTTAAGTGCGTTGTACAAAGCAATAAATGTCTTACCTGTTCCAGCACAACCATAAGCAACAATTTGCTTATCGTCTGCATAAGAATCAAAGAAAGATTTTTGATTGTCTGTTAGTGGTTCAATTGGAATAAGCAAATCTTGATTGATTGGTTTTTTTCTTTTCAACTGTTTCGCAGTTTGACCAATCCCAATGTTTTGTCCTGTCTTTTTTCTTCTTGCCATGTCAAATCTTCAGGTTACGTGCTCCAGGTTGTTTTGATGCTTTTTCTAGTACCTCGTTCCAACCAGGATGGTTTTTAACGAGTTTGTTTTGGAAATCACCAACCTCTCCAAACTTAGGAGCATTTTCAGGAGTGTAATATCTTTCCCACTCAGGATTATCTTCTTTCCACTGGTCCCAATCATGAATACTCATGACAATTTCTTTTGTTTCACCAGTTTCTTTGTGCTTAACAGGGTATGTTGCCATAATATTTCTCAATGTACTCTATTTAGACCCACTCCATTGCCTCAGCAACAGCAGGGAATTGTTCAATAAAGATTTCCTTTGCCATATTGGCAATGTCCATGTGTTCTTTCTGTGTTCCATTAGCAGAACGCAAATCGATATAATGGATCCATGAGCGCACAGAGCCCGTCATGTAAAGTCTTGTGGGACATGCTAAAGGAAGCACAAAGCGGGCACACTCCTTTGCGATCCCTTCATTGAGCATCTTCTGATAGAGGTCCATACCTGCCTGAAAGTGCTGTTGCATCAGCATTTCAAACTTCTGCACCGTAAACGGGTCAACATCATCAATAGAATTTTGACGATTCTTGGTGTCCTGCCTACGGAGTTCTGGTAGGGGGATCGTCTCCGAGAGTAGGGAAGAATCAGCATACCGTTGTGAAAATTCTTGATATGTAAATGAGCGATGGCGCAGTATTTGAGCTGCCAGACCCCTGGTAGTATTGATTTCCAGAGTCATGAATGCTTGCTCAAAGATGCTCCAATGCTGGTGCTTCACACAATACTTGAGGAGTCCAGAGAACTTCTCGTTCTCCTGATTATTAGGATTGCTTACACGGGCACAATATGCCATGTGCTTCTCTGCATCAGGAGTAGCAGAGACTAAGGTTACAGTTTGATTCATTCGTTCAGTCGGGGTATCCATCATCGTCGGAGAAGACCTCATCATAATCGTGGTAGTACTCAGGGGGGTCATCATAATTCTCTGCCTTATAGGCGTCAACATCAGAATAGACTTCCGACTTCAGACTATCGACAAGCAATTCTAGATTTCTAACAATTAGTTTTAATCGTTCCTTGTCCATAAAACCATGTGAGGGATCAACTCTGATTCTACATAAAAAAAGGAGACCCGTCAAGGTCTCCTTACAATCTATATTAACAATCGTTCATGCTAAGAGTCTCCTACATATTCTCTTACATGTTGCTTGGTCTTCATCGCACTCGATAAGGCATTCGTAGTAGTCGTTAATGATTTGAAGTTCAGACTCTAGGTCATCGATAGTATCTTCAAAGTGCCTCCATTCAGTTAGTTGTTCTCTAGCAATGATGTTGTGCATCATAACCTCCAAAATTTCAACGGGAGAGAGATAATATAAAGTTCGGGATCACTAACCCCAGAAGTTTAAGTGCATGGCTCACCTCATAAATTCTATACTATCTAGCCAACTTTATGTATCGTAATATACATTTATTACTTTTTTACATAAAGGAAATGAATCTTTAATTAACTAAACATGATTGCATAAAAAAAGAGAGGTAACTTTACCTCCCCTTTAAGTCTTCAGAAAATGCTGAAGTTGTATATAGTTTTTCAAACCATTCATCCAAGTGGATTTGATAACAGGACCAGTAGTTAACACCTCTATATGTGAGTTGATAACATGCTGGTGGTCTACTATCTTTATCCTTATCGTCATGATGATAAGTGTAGTATTCCATCTACCTCCTATTCAGGAGAAGAAGTTCACCATACATCATACCAATAAATGCAATACAACCTAAGGAAATCATTCCAACGACTGTTAGTTCTTGCATGGGTTTACTTGGTGTAAGTTTTGCCACGATAGCAGAAAGTGCCATGAGTCTCTTTTGACTCTACACAACGTTGGTCATACTCAACACCACGATATGCGGTGTGAGAGATTTGTGCGTCATGCAGTGCTGCCTGCTTTTCGATTTGCTTGCGAATGAGATTGAGGGTGTTCATTGTAGGTCTCCTAAAGAAATGAGTTAATTAAAACCCGTTCCTTCAGTCGTTTGCGTCCCAGTTACACTCAGGTGTTGCTTCCTTTAAGGTCTCAATCACCTCAGTGCGAATAACTTTATCCACACTTTTATTTGCTTCAATGCGTTGAATCATTTCAACAGCATCAATGCAGTGAATATTACTGTAGAGTAGTAATTCTAACATGGGATGAACGCTCCGTTCCGCGACTTACTTGCGTCCTAAGTCAGTATACTATTGCATTCACCTGGAACCTTCGATTTAAAATAACCTAGAAGGTTATACTTTGCACGTCGGTCCAAGTTGTCGTCCATAAGGATTTCAACTCGTTTCTCTAAAAACCTTTCACAACTCATATGCCAACCGTATGGATTAGCATCATCATGATGGGCTAAGGTCAATGCCAGTATTAGACTGAGCATTAGGATGAACGTATGAGGACATTATAGTCCCTGTCTTCTATATAGTCAAGTATGTTTGTATCATGTGATACATTTTAATACTAACTTAAGACTTGTCCAGTCTCCTGATTTCATGGAGATTAGACTTTTTTACTTTGCTATACCGTTTAAGAACTTTGTCTAGTTCTGCTTCATTGACATCAACATCCATCTGTTTTTTGAACTCTGCTTTGAGTTCTCTTTTCAGGACATCTTCAAATTTTTCTTTCATTTTTTCTTTTTATCTGAAGGTGCTTTATTTCCCCACAGTTTTGGATTAGCTCTTCCTTCAGTCTGTGTCATGTTCTTGAAGTCACTCCGATAGTTATCCCAATAGTGATCAAAGATATCTACTTGCTTTCCTGCAGTTACAATATCAAACTTGGTAATTCCATCTTGTAGATACTCTACAATGTAGGCAGTATATGGTAGTGTTCTATCTTGAGCAAGGGTGGGATCACATTCTTTGTGAATAACCTTCAATTGTTTCAACTTCTACCTCCCCAGGTAATATCAGGATATGCTTCAGATACTAACTCCTTTGTCAGGTTGTATCTATTAGTCAGTAACTTGTCTTTACAGAGACAAATAATTTCTGCTTCAAGGGGATGAAGACCTTTGAGAAGGTCAATAAAAATATTCTCTCTACGGAGACTATTCAATCTATCGTTTCCACCTTTGATGAAATTGTAGAGTTTGGTATATTCGGTTCTGAGTGCGGTGAACTTAGTGTCCAATGCACCTACGGACTTACCACCATTTAGTGCCTCTACTGCCTCTGCAATGCGGTCAGACAAGGACCTTTCCTCATCATCATAGTATGGAACCTCTCCTGGGGGAAGTACGGAAATCACGGTTTCATCAAAATTCCAGATTAGAATTGCTTTGATTGAGTCGTGCTCATACTTCTTCAATACTTCAATCTTCTTTGCTTTGCTTCTTTGCTTTGCAGCAAGATTCAAAACTTCAAAAGTGAAGGGATTGGGAGGAAGTTGTTCAATTGCTTTCGGAGCAGACTTGCGTCTGCTCACCTTTGGTTTTGCTTCACTCGTCGTCTTCTTCGTCGTCGTCATAGCCATTTTCAAATCGTACTGCTAAAATTTCATCTGGTAAAATGTTTCCGTTTGCATCAAACATTTCGGGGTGTGTATATACTGGTTGAGTCTGATAAACGTAGTCTTTTGCTAACCATCCAACGATTCCTCCTACAAACAAGAACAGAATTGAAACCATTGAAAAAATAATGAGTTCTGCTGCTAACATGACTCTACCCTCCGAGAGAACTAATTTAATTTTTTAGTAACGTCTATACTAAAACTAATTTTTATTTCCCTCTTAAAGAGGGAAAACATCTTAAGAAAACTAAAGAACGGTTTCTTTATTTCCTTGGGTTTGGATTCCCTCCTCTTTTTTAATATTAACTCAACACCCCTGTTTACACCAGAAGTATCATTATTATTTATAGAGGACATCAAAACATATCCCTATTGAGCAAGTACTCAACAGTATCACGGCATCCACCAATAATAGTTCCATCAATAACTACTCTAGGGAAAGATGCATCTACACCAAACTCTTCTCTAAATTCTGCTTCTGTAAAATCTTCTTCCAAAGTGAGAACAGTATATTCCATCTCTCTTTGGTCGAGTACTGCTTTAATTTTGTCACAGTATGGGCACCCATACTTACTATGAATAGTGATGTTCATAAGACTTTATTTTTTCGAGGTTTGTATCTATGTAGGGTGACTTCTTGGTCAGTCATTTGTTTCTGCCATGCCACGATAGCATCATATCGTGCAGTTGTAAAGAAGTCCTGTCTGAAATACCATGCTTCCATTTGCTCATGTGCCTTGTCTCTATTACACTTGACACAAGCACAGCAAACATTTGTGATGTGGTCGTTTCCACCTTTTGCTTGTGGAACTATATGGTCTAATGATAACTCCTCACTCTTCTCTCCGCAATATGCACACTTATGTTTCCATTTTTTCTTTATGCTTTCCTTCCACATTCGTCGTGCTTCTGAAGGAGAACAGGTTTTAAGATTGAACAGAAAATCCTGGGGAGAGTTGAGTACTTCCATACGATACTGCGACCTATTACTATTTAGGGATCGCATAAAAAAGGGAGGGTTTTATCCCTCCTTCTTTTTCTTTTCTTTTTTAAAATCCTTTGGTGGCCGATATATCATCGGCCATGTATCATGAATAATTTCTACTAATTTACTTGGTGTTTGTGAGCTTATCATTTTTCTTAGGAAACTTATATCCCCATGGGCAATTCGGACATCCAAATTGACAACATTTAGTTTTCATCTTCGTATAATTTTTCTAACTTTTCTCTAGATAAATCAATGTACATAACTTCTTCACCAGGGGCAGGTGCCTCTGGATGACGTGGTTTTGGTTTATTCATGTCCTCATTGATGGACTGAATATTACCCCACATCATCGCAAACGAAGCACCAAGAATGGTCCCAAAGCAAAGAAAGTAAAAGAAGATTTCAAAGTTGTTCACAGAGCATTACCACGGGGAAGAACTTCCTCTGGGAATACAAACTGTTCATGTGGTTGGTCAACAGGTGCCATCCAAGCACGGAGACCTTCATTCAAGAGAATGTTCTTAGTATAGAACGTTTCAAACTCAGGGTCTTCCGATGCACGAATCTCCTGACTTACGAAATCATAAGCCCTAAGATTAAGAGCAAGACCAATAATGCCGATGCTAGATGTCCAAAGACCCATAACAGGAACAAACAGCATAAAGAAATGCAACCACCTCTTA